TGAGTTATCTACCTTTAGTGCACAACGACACCGATCTGCACTACGACGAAGTGCGTTTGGCGCCTATTAAACACCGTTTAGTAATGTTCCCGGCAAGCATGCAGCACTCGGTCGAGGATTATATCGGCGAAACGCCACGCTTTTCGATCTCTTACGACCTGATCGTCGTCGGTTCCGAGCCGCCTGGAAGTGGCGACATCGAGAACTACATCATGGATCCTTGCTACTGGGAAAAGCTCTAGTCAGTCAAACCTAGAGCTTCAAAATCACACTCCTCTTCGGCTGGATCGTACTCAGCATCCTCCAGGATTTTGAGGAGAAAGTAGTGGAGCTTATCCAGAACCCACCGCAGATCCTCATCAGGGATATCACGAACAATCGCGTTCAACCGAAGATCCTTGGAAGGGATTCGAACCTCTTCAGCGACCAGTTCTATGGCTTTATAACGCTGTTTATTAATATCACCAAGCATATTAATCAGCCATAGTAAGGTCAACCGAGCCGTCGCTTTCGTAGCGCTGGTCGTCAACACGCTGCTTAACGATAGCCAGTACCTCCAGGGCACCTGTCACTTTCAGGTACACTTCCTTGCTTCGCATCAAACCCTCTTCAGCTGATCTGATTTTCTCACTCAGCTCCTCGAGTTGCGTTTGCAACTGTTCAGCTGTGTCCTTGAAAATCTCTTCCATTTGGCTCTCGATTTGATGTCAATATAGCTCAACATTCTCTGAAATTCAGCCAACCCATGGCACCAGAACCGCCTCCCTGGAAAAGGCGACGGTCAAGTAGCTCCATGTCGTATCTGATTTCTTGACCTGCACCCTCCGTCAGATCATCCCAGAAACCATTGAGTAAGTTCAGCTTTCCTAAGGGATCCTGGATTAACCAATCCTTGCTGTCGTAGCCGTAGATAGCCACGAAATAAGTCAGGCCCCTGGGTTTCAGATACGGTCCTTTACTCCAAAGCCCAGCAATGACTGGCTTGCCTTCGTCGATTTCATCTTTGATCTCGTCGTAACCAAGGGTGTGGCTAAATGTCGCAGTCACACCGATGTCTTCCATCGCGGCTCTATGATGCCGTCGGTAAGCGCCATGCCCATATCTATGTACGACATCGGCATAGTCTGAGCACTTTTCAATGCCACCTAATCCCAAATACATCAAAGCAGAGGCAATCGACTTCGTTTGGCATATACGGCGTTCCTTCACACCTTCGGTGTCCTGATGAAGATATGGGTAATCTTTCAAGAAACGAACGCCATCCACCTCTTCACAAAGAATCTTTTCTGAGGTGTCCTCCTCTTCCCAATCACAGTTCCGTATCCACCAATCGCCAAGCGGCGTCGAGAAAAGAGTGTGATCGTCCCTTTCATCAATTACTTCACACCTTGGCATACGGCGCGTTTGGACGACCTTTGCCTTCTCTTCATTCTTTAACTTTTTTCTAGGTATTGGCCTCTTCTTCAGGTGGCAGTGCGTTTTAAAAACTATGTTCACTTAGTCGGGGGTTCAGAGTCCTTATCAGGCACTGTAAACTTTTTCTCAGTCTTTTTACCATCATCCTTTCTGCTGATTCCATATACAGCCAGGACCGATGTCACCAGTGATGAGATGAAAGCCGCGTCGATTTTCGCGTAGCCCATGTAGCTGGCCGTCAACATGGCCAATGCCCACGAAAGGACGCCTGCAGGAACAAGCGTAGATAATAACTCTCTAAAAGAGAATTGTGATTCTTCATCTTTCATGGGTACATTTTAGACTAAATGTGTTTCTACTAATATCAGAATACGGACGAGGATCTATCATGTGGCGTGCACTATTAATTCTCGCATTTGCGGGAGCGCCTGCATATGCTGACATCACAAGCCGGCTCCAAAGCTCGGTTCAACTGACCGTTGATGCTGCGGCAACGAATGTAAGCCGTGTAGGTAATTCGTACAGCGTCTCCGGGACGGGAGTAAGCACAACAGATGGCACGAATACAGGTGCTGTCGGTTCCTTGAACATGACCACTGGCGTCTCAGCCGGGCCATCGATCACTGCGACACAGGCCACCAGTGGAAACGCGTTCAGTTTTTCTCAGTCCTATACGCAAGGTGATGCCATCCCGACAAGTGCAGTGACCACAGGAGAGGTGGCTAACTTTTCGAACATAACTTCAACTTCCGAAGGCACCGCAGGAAGTCTCGCTGGCACAATCACATCAGCTGGTGCTGTATCTGTGACAGCAGGTGGCGCAGGAACAAGTGCGACAGGACAATACGTTTCGGAAATTACCGTGCGATAGATGGACCGCTTACATGAAGGCATAGCCCTGGGATTTGTCCTTGGAATCCTTCATGGGTTGATGCAACCTGGGCATTCAGTGCCGGTGGTCCCGAACTTTACTCAGGGAAGCTTGACGTCAAAGACAGAAACAACCTCTGTTGTGACTGAGACAATAAACTCAATGGACTACAACACTGGATACCAATATTCCGTAACAGGCACTAATATACAGAACACAGGCAACAGTATTGCTCCCTCCACCACCTCAGGCAATAGCAATACTATTAACGGCGTCACCAGTACATGGACAACACTGGATTCCGCAAACAAGCCCAGCTGGTCGATCGTCGACAATACGAAAGGCTTTCAGTTTACGGAGACGCTACAAGCTCCAGGGCTTGCGAATCACACGATTATAAACAGAACTACGGAGATAAGAAGCGTCACGGAAAGTACTTCCATCTTCTCACAGTAGGTGTACTTTCTCTATTTGCTAATCCTTCGTTGGCTGGTGATGTCGGTGGTGTTAGTGCTACTGCTAACCCTATTGCAAATAGTAGTGGCAGCGTGACAAATCAGGCGATCCAAGTACTTCAGGGTCCTTATATCACTAACACATACGGGAACGGCATCCAATGTCAAGGCCCCACGTTAAATGTGACGCCGTTTATGACAAGAACCGGCTCGTTCCAGCTACCTTACGAAGATTACTATAACGATCCTGTTTATGATACAAGCGACCTAAATGATGATGGAGTTATTGATAATCCAGGCAAGATTTTATACCACCGTCCAATTAGAACTGGACAAAAAAGTAACTATAGTTGGAACGGAGGATTGTCTGCAACCTTATCAATACCTTTAGATGGAGGTCTGCAAGCTCGATGTAAACGTGCAGCAGAAGCACAGATAGCATTGCAAGAGCAGATGCTTGCTAATCGAAGATTGGATTTTGAGATCGCTAGATTAAAAAATTGCGGTGAATTAGCTAAGGCCGGAATTACTTTTAGGCCAGGTAGTCAATTTGCAAAAGTCTGTGCTGACATCGTCGTGAAGATGCCAAATGAAACAGTAGCACCACACGTTCACCCTATTTCTTTAACGCCCGCCGTAACTCACGAAGAGCACGATTCCGATCACGCTGAGCAAGCCGTCTCTCTTGAAGTGATTCCATTTTCTGGGGCTTCCCACGCAACGCAGAAATCTTCTTCATTGCCTTCTTCACAGCAGGTTTCACCAGCTTTAGAAGCAAGTCGGCAAGCGGCTTTGCTAGGAGGGCCGCTGAGGTCGCGACAACAGCAATAGATGCAGTTGTTGTCACCTGCTGAGGGGATGGTAGATAATCTGCGATCGATACAGTGGGTTCGGAAACTTCTGTTTTTACTGGCTTTTCTTCGAACTCCTTTGGAGTTGGTTTCGTTTCTGTCTTTGATTGTTCCGACTTTGTACCAGGAACTGGCGCTGGTGCAGGAATTTCCGGAGCATCTGGTAGTGCCGGTGCTTGAGGCTTGTACGAAGGTACTGGCGCCTCTGTGGTGTAAACCAAATCCTCTGGGGTGTAATCCAAAGGTGTAAAAGAAGGGGCTCCTGCATCGCAGTGAGTCACAACCCCATTGGGGTCGTCCTCCATAATGGAATTAGATTTACCAGACTGAGGATGTGCCTTGACACAGCCTGGTAGTTGAATTATTGGTGTACCGAGATCCACTGTGACAGGAACCTCGATGGCGCTTACCACTGGAGGTTTGACCATCCAGCTGTGAATCCTGACAGGCGGGAGGCTGTTGATACCTATGTCAGGTATATCAGGCATTTACCCCAAAGGGATAGCAGGCCCGGTTTGTTTCGGAAATGCTTTCAACTGATTATTGTGCTGAAGCTGCATCTCTGGCTTTACCTTATCGGTGAACATAGAATCCATATTTCCGGTCAGAGCTTCGGTCTGTTTGCCAAGTTGATTTGTCAGCTGACCACTGATGCTTTTGATCAGAGCTTCTTTCTGTTGCTCGATGATCTTATCCTTGTTCAGGTAAAGATAACCAATCAGTAAGTTTGGAGCCAAAGCAAGAAGGGCTGTGACTGTAACAAGGATTTTGAGAATCATTCTCCAGAGTCGGCAGGTTCAGGTGTGTTGCCCTCAGCGACCCACTCAAGGTACTCCTGGTAGTCCGTGTTAGCGGGGTCCATCGGAATCCAGCAAGGTTTATTTGAATCAATTCTTTCAATCATTGTTTCATCCATTCCTTCCACAGGTGGATTTACACGTTTGTAATTCTTGTTAGACATAATTAAAGCTCAGCCTCGCATGAGTATTGAAAAATACATTCAGTGATGCTTACATCGTTTGCGTCGACAATAACAGTGTGTTGAGATACGTAAGATGCAGACGCAGTCTGATTGTTTCCTGCTTGAGTTCTGATTTTACCAGAATTTCCGGCCCAATCATACAGGGTTAAGGTTGGAGTTGCTCTCATAGGAGTGCTCAGGTAAGCAGTATGTGTGATGCGACCTCCACCTTGTGCAATAGTGACCCAGGCCGTGCCAGTACTTGTTGCACTCCCTGGAGCGTGCTCATAGTTATAAGACTTTTGAAAGTACCGCTGACACCTAGCAAGCTCATCGCCAAAACTTCTGTGCTCAAATGCTGTGGCGACGTTACCAACTTCGACCTGGACGCCGGCTAAGCGGAATGTAGCGCCATTGGTTGCAACAATTTGAGTCGAGCCTGTTACACCACGATGATCACTGCCGACCCAAGCACCTGCAGTCCCAACCCTATTAGTGCCTGATCCCAAATCCCAAACAACTTGTAAGCCTGTTGTATTGTCAGTTGCCCAGGTCCCGGATGTATCGCCCGCAATAGTTACTGTCTTTTGCTCCCAAGTATTTGCCGAATTGATTGTATATGTAAATGGATACGCTCTGTTAAAAGAAGAGTTTCCCAATGCGCCTGAAAACGTACCAGTCAGACTCGACTTGACGTAAAAACTAATCGTAACTGTCTTTGCGTCTGAGCTGCCAAAATTCAAATGCGCGACATTGTTGGCTTCAATTCTTTGGCTAACAAAATAGTAATCATTTGAGCCGGGACTCGTTGCAGCTGCGCTTGTGACTAACAGGCTGTAATCAAAACCAGCAGGTGCGTCCGTGTCCTGCTCTGAAGTAAAATCGCTGCCAGCGGCATCATATAAAAGCCAGCGATCTACTGGAAAATTATTGCCAGATGCTGTTGTAATCGACCCTCCGGAGTTACGTTGATCAATACGAAAATTTCCATTGATGATCAGATTGCGATTACCCAGCTGACCACCATTAATATCCGTAATCTTGGCATTAACACCGCCGCCACTCGGTGATTCGATATTCGTTACCTTGAGCGTCGACATCGCTTACCTCTAGTTAGATCTATTATAAGTTGTTTTATTTATTCATCTAGGCTTCACAGGCCAGGTGGGGTTTGCTGGATCGCTGGTGTTGTCAGGAAGATCTCTGAGCGCTTGGCGATACGTCCGCATATCTTCGCTCAAGGTAACGTCAGACAACGCCAGATAGTCAGTCTCGGCAAGACGACGATTGCGCTCCTCACGCAATTCCTTCATAGGAACCAACGATTGAAGACGGCTCATTTCCGCTTCAATTTCAGCAACTGAGGGTTGATCAATTTCCGTCGAATGCCAAACCAGATTAGCAAGATCTCCGCCGATGACCGCGAAATCGGCTCCAGGAGCAAGGCTTCTAATTGCGTCAGATTTTAAAGACATCAGCCTAACTCCAAAAGTGTAATTGTTGACGTTCCATCATTATCATTAGCGTCATATTGAAGATCAATTGTACTATTACTGTCGTAATTTCTGGCTTGTGTTTTATACGTCAACTGAGAAGTGCCTGACGACCTGCTGTCGTCTAAGTAAATCAAAGCTTTATGATCGTAAAAGAATGTTGACGATGAACCTGTTGCTTGAAAAAACACGTCATACGGTCCAGTTGTACTGCCAACAGGGTTGTAGATAGTGGTTGAGTCCCTTAAAATTCTGATACCAAAACCACCAGCAGCAGCGGACCCCATGTTTAAATTATATTGCTGCCAAACAATCACTAAAATATCGCTATCAGACTTGAGCGGCGTTATATTTGCCGTCAGGTTTGTATCTGTATAAGTAGTTCCGGTGATTTCTACTTCTGTTTGTGTTTCTGCATGGACAACCTGGAGAATTGCTGTATCTGCAAAAACTAAAGATCCTGCAGTTGATCCGTTCCTTAAAGACTGAAAAGCGCTGCCACTACTTGTCGGCAACGTAAGGGTGTTACTACCAGCTGCAGCTGGTGCATCGATCTCAGTAAAGCCTGAGCTGCTTCCGTTGAGTCTGAGTGTCATTCTGCACCTCCGTTGAGAGCTAGTTTAATCTCAGCTGTAGTGCTGGCAGCATCAATGCTTGTCTGCATTGTCGCGTACTTAGTGCGAATTGTCGCCCGTGATGCTTCTGCTGCATCAGTATCCGCACCAGGAATTTGCTTGGCGATCACATCGTCATGCGGCTTGAACTCCTCGTCACGCTTGGCACGGCGGGTTTCATGTGCAATTTTCTTCGCTGCTGCAAGGTCTTCAACGATTGATGTGCCGTCTTTGCGCCAAGCACTACGGAAGGTGCGATCCGTAGGGACAGCATCGTCAGCAACAATTTCGTAGTCAGTCAGTCCAAGCTTTGCAGGCAAATCTTCAATGGGAACTTCGCCTGTGGGATGGACGATTGAAACGCCACCGTCTGGGTTTTGATAAATAATCTTGCTCATGGGTTTAACGAAAAACTGCGACACTGTTGATGTCGCAATCAACCGATTCGCCTGTAGAACTTCTGAACGTTCCCACGCGAACACTTGTGTTGACAGGTGCGCTGTCGTCTCTCAATACCATCCCTCTATTGGGGTTGCCACTTTCAACAGTTGTACAAACAACGCAATAGTCAGCATCCGTCATTGCAGTTGTAAAGGTAAGCGTATAATC